AGAAGCATATCCAGCTACCGATGGTTTTCTATTACCACGAGCAACACGGTTATTATAGATTGTGAAATGTTCCTTATGTTCCGGTGTCAAATGTTCTGTAGTATGTTTAGCAAGCAATTTCTCTGCTTGCCCTAGATGGTGTTCCACAGCTTTCTTGTCTTCGTCAGAATATGGATGTTCCGATGGCTTGAAGTCTGTTCTAGGAACAAAAATATTTTTGCTTGATTGTATTGCTTTCTTTTCAGGAGCATGTGCTACACCTTTTGATACCTCAGTATGAATAGCAATGCCAACTGGAGCAGAACTCTTAGCATGATATGTTAATCGGTTAGGAGTATAAGAAGTTTTACCACCTTTATGTTCACTTGTTCCATCACCTGGTGTCCAAAGAATATCACCTTGTACATGATGACCTTTACCTACAATTTCATGCCCATGATTTCTAAGATGCTTTAAAGCTTCTGCATATCCTGGATGTTTACCAAAATGTTGATCTATTTCTTGATCAGAATGGGCAACCACACCTCTAGCCAACCTATGCTTATCTGAAATACCTACTTGACCGTCAGCGCCATGAACAATATGAACCGATGCACCGCCGTCATGTTTCAATGAAGCAGAAACGGTACTGGGTTTACCTTGTCTAAGATTATGAAACTGACGAATCAGATCAACAGCCGCATGAGAATGTTGAGGCGCTTCGTGAGGTAAATCTTTAGTGTGTGTTAGATGCCCTAACAGGTCATCATCTACAGACACAGCTTCATTTAGATATTCTTTGAATGATATCATTATCATGCTCCTAGTTTTCTTCTAGCATCTCTGTATGCTTTCATAACATTCTGAGAAAATCCATGATCTCTTGCTACAATATATTGTTCACCTGTATGCGGATGAGTCCATACTCCCATGTTACCCATTTGTCGATAATCATGTGGTGGAGCATCCATATTTCTTTGATGATCTAAGAATTTCTGAACTAGAGGATGAGACTCAACATGATCCATAGCCTTTTCTTTTTCTGGACCTCTGTCCCAATGTTTACCATGATCTTTATCCCATGATCTTTCTAATGTTTCACAAAATTCAGAATGACTTATTCCTTTAGGATGAGATTCTGTTTTCGTTAATTCTCTGAATTTCTTACCTCCTATTTTATCAACATGACCTACATGTGACCATTCATGATGATCATGGTCATGATCTATTTGTGGTGGAAATATGCCAGATTCTGGATTAGAATGATAATGACCTGTATGATGGTCTTTTGTGATGATTCTATAATTTGAATCAACGAAAGGATCACCACCTTCAGCTTCATTTTGAAGTTGTCCGAGCCCCATGTTATCATATGATTTTCTATCATGCACTTTATCTAATGCACCAGCACGAATTGCTACCTTCATTCCTGTCTTAATATTAGTTGGCTTATTATCAAGTGTAATATGTTCTGGCTCTTTTATGGGAAGATATGCACGACTAGACCCTTTAGGCATAGTTTTACCTTCAAGCCCAGTGCTTTCACCTCTTCCAGTAATCTTTTTTACTGCTTTAGCCAATTGAGCTTGCTTTGAAGTTCCATAAGGCGAAGTATTCTGAGTCACAATTGCTTGCAACTCAGGATGTAGACTTTCAAAAATTATATTCTCTAGAAACTGTGTAAATGAATAAATCATATTCCCATCTCGGTTCGTTTGATAATGTAATCACGAACCAAGCCCGAGCGAACAATATCCTGCTTCTCAAACTCAATATACTCGAATCGGTTCATGCGTTTAGTTATATTTATAAAATCCATAAGACCACTTTTATCTCTTTCATGAGTTAAATCTGTCTGTCTGAAATCACCACAGAATATGATGCGTGATTTATCGCCAAGTCGTGTCATTACAGTATCCAACTCTCCGAAAACCATATTTTGCAACTCGTCCACAACCACTATAGCATTGTTGAATGTTAGACCACGAAGAAATGATGTGGTTGTAAAATGCATCATATTTCTCATCTTAAGTATATCATATCCATCACCACGCCCAAACAGGTCATCACAAATCTCTTTGTATGGTTCTTCATACACTTTGATTTTGTCTTTGATACTTCCCGGTAAGAAACCAATGTCACGAGATGGAACAACAGACCTAACGACAATCACCTTATCATAAACTGACTGCCCAGATAGCATTTGGTTCAACGCCAGATAAAGAGAGATATAAGACTTGCCGGTTCCTGCATATCCGTGGAGCATCAGGTTCATATCTCTGTTATAGGCGTCAAATGTTTTTTGTTGATTTGCTGTAAGAGGAGATACCTTTCTTAACTCGAAATGGTTGTTTTGTTGTTGGTTCTTATTGTACTTTTCTTGTCTAAGTTGTTTTCTATTCTTCTTAGGCATAGTATCTCCTTTAGAAAGCGAAAAAGGGAGTCTTCGTTTTAGCGAAGCTCCCTTTAGTTTACTGTTGAAATTTTTGTTAAAAAACTTTATTGTTAAATTTCCTTTTTTAAATCCCAGCGACCCTTGCCGATCTCTGTATGTGGATTAGCTGCTTTGACTTTTCCCAAAACATATTTTGAAAAATCGGAAGGCGGGCGAGTAACACCGATGCCAACTGGATCAACAACATTAACAGAATGATACACTCGTTCTAAATGGTCATTTTTCTGTTCAAAGTCTACAATCTCTGACATCGGCATACTGATATCAGAAACTTCATTGGTCTTCTTATTACGAAATGTATAAACTGCCATTACGAATCTCCAAGTGAATCCTTTGGTGGAATAGGTATCTTTCCTTTATAATCCATTCTATTAGCTGGTGTTGGTGTTGTTGCTTTTTGAAATGTATCGGATAATTCTTTATTAGCTTGTTCAGGTTCAATTGCATTAGGTGGTTTTACTGTAGATGGATGTTCAGCTTTTACTCTACCTTTAGCCCAATCGATAACAGAAGGTGGTTTTTTATTTAAGCTGTGCATAAGACCGCCAATAGGATCACGTCTATCTTCAACATTTGACGATTCTCTATCTGTGACTGTTAATTCTTTGATATATTCTTTAAATCTTTTCATGAATACCCTTTAGCCATTCAGGAGCTTGTCTGTTCGTATATTTATGTAAATGAGACTTGCCATTGATGTAATAATTACGATAATTCTCAATTGAATCCTTCGACACAATATACTTAGCATCCATGGCAGGCGTTGGTTGAGTGAATGGACCATGCTTAATATTTTTTGGTAGATCAGTCAAAGCACTCTTCATGGCATCACACTTATGTACTTTACCATACCGATAGTGATACTCATCAATCAAGCCAACGAAATGCCAATAGAGCCACTGATAATTAGCTGACGATTGACGGCACCACACAGCAGATGGATGATTGATATGTGTAGCTTGATAAATCATGCTATCGAGATTGTCCGACAATTTCCAACGCTTGGCCTTGCGCCCACTAGCACTCTTGCCAATGTATTCAGTACCATCAAGCAACCGATGTGCTGTTGATAGTAATTGGGCGCTCTCAAGGATCATTTTGATCACATGACTATCTACAGCCATGGTGGCTGCAATATGAGGGTCATGATGTAGGTAAAAGATGTTCATTTTTTCTCCGATCAAGGCGTATAGAGAGTTACACCATAATTCATACCACGTTTACAGTAGATAAATTTACCAGTGATTTTACCTTTTACCATAAGAGGAATGAATGTGTCAAGATCAGTCATGAACACTGTAAATCTTTGGCCTTTAGCATTTGTAAATGTGGCACCAGCAGCAGATCGACCACGATAATATCCATCATAGGTCAATTCATCATCCCAAGGTAAATTATCGACCATGACAGGACCAATTTTTGCACAAATTCCTGTGATAGGATCACTTTCACCGTAACGAAACTCTCCACTATATTCAGAGTGTGATAGAACATCTAGTTCTATTCGTTGTTTCGTTTTAATATCCCAATATGAAGTGGGAAGCATAGGAATTTGTTTGATCTTAGATTTCTTCATTGCATCTGCCTTTTGTGCTTGATCTTGCGGTTATAAGCCTTCTTAGACTTTACCACCTTAGGTTTATATGGAGTATCACGCTGAAACAGCATGAGAGCACTCCGCACTTTTCTAGGTTTTCTCTTTTTTCTCATTTGTCTTCTCCAAAAAGACTTCTATGTCTTGTATAAGATGCTTTAGATTACCATTGCCCATTTCACTGTGGAACCAATTTACGACTTGTTCCAACAAATGCCAGCACTCTCGATTATTTAATTCCATGAGCACTCCTGATTTTTCGTTGTTATTCATTTTAGACCATTCCTTTATCTCTGTCAATGTACGAAAACACCCGATGCAATAATCTGCACCGGGTGCCAGCTTACATATTTTTACACAAGGGCTTTTCACCGAAGAAGGTCACGAACATCTTCGACACCCTTGTCCCAATCGGGGTCCACATTGAAGGAAGATGCCGCAGGAGCCGAGGTCAAAACCTTCTCGACATCCGACTTGACATTCTTTTCACGCATAGCAACGATTGCAGCCGTCGCCTTCTTAATTTCCTCGACGGTCATAACAGGCTTGCCGTCGGTCTTAGCCGCCTTAGCAGGCTTAGCCGACTTAACAGGCTTGGGAGCCTTAGCTGCCTTGGAAACCTTAGGAGCCTTCGGTGCCTTGGCAGGCTTATCCCACTGGTTCAAGTCCATATCAGTGTCCTTGACCAGCGTATAAGATTGAACCGTACGACCATCCTTGTTAACATCGATGCCAAAGTTTAGGTGCTTGCGCATCATAGACACATACTTGATAGCATAAGGACCAGAAGTCAAAGCCTTGTTGATTTCATCGACACTCAACGTAGGCTTTGCCAGAAACATCTGGCGGATTTGCTTGATATGATTGATGTAGTTACCATTGTAGATCATAGCCATGTGGTATTCCTCGTTTGTTGTCGATTGGATGATACTAGCACATATCCAAAAATATGTCAAACACTCACACCACAAGCCTCATAGAATCGTTGGGTGTCAAAATTCGGACTGATGCGTTTACAAGCCACGGCGATAGCCTTGGCTGCACTAAGGCGTTGGACTTCATCAGAGATATGTCTAATCTCTTCAGCCAGGATTTTGAAATGCTTGCGGGTCATAGGCGAGCCTCGATCTGTTGAACATTCCACAATATTAGACGAACCATGGAAGAAAGCAAGCGTTATTTTTGCATACCTGCTATGCACCGAATGTAGGTCTCGATAGGAAGCGTTACTAACCTGTCCAGCCGTGAGGATTTCACGGAGGACAGGTTTTCTCGTAAAGTATTGATCCATAACACAATTAGTTGTAGTAGTATCAGTCACTTAGCACAAATCCTAGTGTATTGTATCAAATA